GGGGGACGGAAGTTTGCTCTCTAAGAAGATCACAAAGAGAGGTACCTGCGCGGGTGAGTGCGACACATCTTGGAATAGTCCGGTAGCCTAACACCGAACTGTCCGCAATGCACGCGCAGGCGATCCCAGAAACTCCTTCGAGAACTGAGATCTGGGGGAGTGGGGTCTTCGACGTAACGATCCCACGTCTTGACCCAGGCTGGCGGGAACATATCAACCGGAATATGAACCCCACCTCTGCCATAAGACCACTGCACACACTCTCTCTCCACTTTGTACTGATCAGCGACTTCTAGTCCATACAGACGCTGTATTAAGTAACGAGTTGAAGGGGGTGGTCTCTGCTCCACAAGTTTGCCGGCATCATACGCCTTTCGCGCTGTCTCAAATTGACGCCGGGCATGCTCGTCGCTAGTCATCCTTTCAATTTTTGTTGTGGCTTTGGTGCCCAAGGCACGCATGACACGAATGATGTGAAAGCAGGCAGGTGAAATTATCGGGCACCCATTATAACGGTACGCATATGAAAGTGCTTTTGCAAGCAGTAACTCTCTCATAGTAGCAGCGTTCACGTTTAAATGAGTCCTTCCAACCCAACCAAGCTTAAGCAACATCTTAAACGGGTCAGCGACCAGGACAGCTGTAACAGGATCGAAGATCTGTCCACAGAAGGATGCTTCGCACACGTCGGTAGTCGTCATCATTTTTAACCTGAAACCATACAGGGCCATTTGTTCCGTTGTGGGGCATATACGCTTGGGGATGTCAAACACTCCATCATCACCCTCGACGTAACCTTTCAGTGAAAGTAGCTCATCCCACGTGGCTCCTTTATCCCACATCCCGAACATCATTAGGACCAAATTGCACCACCCGTTGGCGAGACTAGTGTTCATCTCACCACTCATCCGGGTTCCACGCAACTGGACCTTGAACTGTTTACAGACATCCAGGGTGTTGGCCCCGCGTACAAACTTCTCCCAGAATCGTAGAAACTGGGTTCCATCCTCCGCAGGACCACGGGAAAGCATATAGCGATACAGCGGCCGCTCCATCGCCGCCATAATCGCCGGAACAAAGTGTGCTTCAAACGACGAATAGTCAGTGATCACATAGTTGGGTGATGAGCTAATGAGTCCGAGGATGATCGAGGACCTTTCCTCGTCAGGCACATATTTAGCAAACCACGGCAACCTGCAAACAATCTTCTCCATCGCTTTAAACACAGGGCCCATGTACGCTTTTGAATAATCGACACGAGCATTGATCAGCCGCAAATATTTGAGATCATCATAGGGTTCATCTTTGACATGCGTTTTAACAATTCCCAGGGAGGTGCGGTAGATACCACCTCTAGCACCCGGGCTATACGCACGACAAAAGGGATTAGTGTATTCTGTTCTTCCCTTGTGATCAGCAGGCCATTCCATAGCCTCTCTAATGTCATCTTTCCAGGCCTGCGGCCGATCCACCATCTCCAGCCATTCTTCAAACGACGGGATGCTATCTAGGGGGTGTAGCAAACCGCAACGGTCGAACTGCCGAATCAGGAGATTCGTAAACCTGGTCAAAAGGCGCAAAAACCTACGCCTTGACAACAAACGCCCTAAGTTCCGAGTGGAGTGTAAACTTTGAAATAAACTCGGATCATAAGCGGGAGGCGGGGGCGAATCAGCCGCAAACCGCTTACAAACACCTGCAAGTATGTTGACGCCATCTATGTGGTCAGCTCGGGGCAGGCAAGCACCCTCAAGAAAGAAGGGCATAGTCCGGCCGACCAGGGCTCTGTCGCTCAAGGACCCTCTCGATGAACACACCATGAGGTCAGGCTTCACCTCAGGCATGTTAAACGGAAACTCCCAAGCAAAGTATCCGTACTGGAAACGTTCCGAGGGGTCGGGGAGCGACAGTCTCAAAAAGACAAAGAGGGCGGGTCAGGACCCGGGAACTCCTTCCCAGTCCATGCTAACGACGCCCGGCGCCAATTTAAAATCCAAACCATGTCATCAGGCAGGCTACGTCCTTCTTCGACCAAGGCCTGATGGGCCAAGGAGACACGGTCGTCTCGGGAAAGGACGCGGACGACATCCGCCTTCTGAAAAGTGGTCTGGCGAGTAGTGGCCTGTCTGTCAATGGCAGGCGAATACAGACGGCGTGCCGGCCATTGGTGAGGTAGTAACTGATGATACCACATGGCAAGCACGGTCTGAGGGTCCGTGCGGACAGCTTCGAGCAAAGTAACGGGCCTTGTGATGTCAGGCGCCCCGTTCATTTGGTCTTCAGTCACCTCCAATTGAGGGACCAGACGGGTAATGTCGTGGGCGATCAAAGGACGCGTGGTGTCATTCTCACACCTGTCCTCGACCGCGGGGACTGGGAGCACGGGAATAGCCGCAACCGACACGCGCGTACGCGTGGGCTGCCGCAAGCCCGAATTCATCCATTCGTCCCACAGACAATACAAAAAGCCGATCATGCGGAAGACTTGAGGTAAGAAAGACACCAAGATCGATCTAAAGAAACATTTCCACATGAGCTGTCCGAGTGCTTTAAACCACAGACTGCTGAAAACCGGGTGCGGCGGGTTCTGTCTGAACCGGCGACCCTGGTAATAGGCCACAAGTAGGTCAATGGTGGCTAATAAGGAGCCTAAAATCGCAGACCAGGCGACAGAGGAGTCGCGGGCCCACACCATCAATTTGACCACTAGGTTTCCGCGGCGCCACGGGCCAGGTGCTATCACCACCCTTGCGGGAGTGGGCACCGGCACCACGGGCGCAGGCGGGTTCGCAGGTCCACCTCCAGCTGGGACTGCCAGCTGGGCCTGCAAGTTTGCGATCTGTCCCAAAAGGTTCTGGACTAGACCGCCTGCTGGTGCGGCGCGGCCCCCCCGGGCTGCGCCGCCACCCCTTCTTCCTCTTCCACCACGATTGTTGTTGTTGTTGTTGTTCGCCATCTAACCTTAAGCCGCAAAGCGGGAGGAGTTTTGGCGATTCGACTGTGACTTGCACAGAAAAGTTGGTAAAATATCCCTCGTATGAAGGATAAAGCGTTAAATCATATGGTGTATTTTTAGTGCCTCATGCTCGCGAGGACTTAAACAGAGGGAGCATCCGAATTACACGGGCATCGCCACTAGGGCGTCGCATTCTCCAGCAAACTAGGGGGTTCCTCCGGGGCGAAAATTTAAAAGTCCCCGGGTGACCACTTTTGTGACCTCACATGTCACGAGTGTGGCGGCAAAGCCGCAAACACACCCCCCACTCAGGCATCGTGTGAGCTGACGTCAGCCGCGGACATGCTGAACGTCATAACGTATTGACTAAGACCGGGTGCAATGGTCGTGTCATACAAGATTTGGCCTGGTGTGAGGGCACCAGCACTACCAGCCTGATCAAAAACAAACTCTGAGGCAGCCTCGAGGGAGTCGTAAAAGAAGAGGAAGACGTCTGTGCCAGTACCCGCAATTGCAGCACGACAATAGAACGTCATGCCGACAGTGGGGGCGAAAGGTGTAACCGAATCGAGAACCCTAAAGGGGGGTTGGGATCCTACGGTAAGGTTAATAGCGTGGAGCGTGAGCGTAAGCACGTAGTCGGGCGCGGAAGTAACAGCTAATCCTGTCATGGACCATAGACAGTAGCTTGCGGGCGCGGGACCAAGGGCGCAAAACGCTGCACCACGCGTGGTGGCGGTAGCGGCACCGGCGGTCAAGGTGACGGTACCAGAGATAGGTGCGGAAATGTCGACATCCAACAAAGGCGCGCTAAACTCATACTCATACTCGATGAATAAATTGCCTAGGTAAAGATCGTTGGGACCACTGTTTGTGACGGGACCAGCTAGCATAACCTCTAGCATACCGTCAGTAGTGAAACGGGCATCACCTTGGGCATCATCGGCAACTTGACGAGTGAAACGCTCAGGATCGAGATGGATATCTGCGTTGCGCCAGACTGGGAACTCAATAAAGTCTGCGGCGCTCGATGCGTGCACCATGGCCCCCACCCCCGTGAGCTGGGTGGAGACCGACACATCATTGTAGAAAGCGATAGCGAGAGCACCAGGCGTCGAGGTGGGCACGACTGGGGCATAAGAGACAACGGCTTTGAGGCACCGATGAGACTCATACAGCTCTGCTAAACGTTTGATTCTACCTCCTAGGGACTCGGGATTCAAAGGGCGACATAGGACGCGCTGACCAACGTCGCTGATCTTCGACGTGGTAGTGGCCACATAAATGACTGACACCTGAGAAAAGAACTCTCTACCGGAAATCCGAAGATGCCGGCCGTCCTTACGTACCTCCTCAAACTCGTTTGCTGGCTCCGAGTGCCAAACAGTCCCCTCTGAAACAGGGGCCTGCTCTATATCGGAATTGAGAGCCTTGTGATAAGAGTTTTTGGTGGTATGGACGACTGAATGCACCTCCGAACCATCTGGGTAGGAATAGTTCCGCTGAGCCATCATAGCATTGCGAACAAGGGGCCTAGCATTGGTAGAACGGACTCGAGCGTGTCCCCGATCGTCTTGAAGAACTTTTCCAAGCCGTTCTCCTCCTTTGGAGTCGGCGGTTCCTCCTCGAGCGAGTCGAGAAGGTCCGCTAGACGGGAGAGGAGCGACTGGATCAGTCTTGGATCCAATTGATCGGAGGACATCTGCAAGTTGTCCATATCTTCCAGCATTCGTTGCTGTTCGCGGCGCCGTTTTCCCACGGCGTTGGGACCCGGGCGCGATCCCGGATTTCGTGTATTTGGAGCTTTTCTTCTGGGCATTGGGGAACATCGGTAAAATCTGTGAATTGTACTTTCTGATTGCGTATCCGGTGGCGAAGCCTAGCGAAGGCCACCTAGCACGACTTCACTTCGCGTTGAGGGTTTTGGGCGGGTCAGAACAATGTACCCTCGA